TCTTGATAGATTACATTGATTTACTTTCAACAAGAAAAAGAAATGTTGACCGTAAGGGAGAGATTGATGATATTTATACAAGCACGAAAGGATTAGCTCGCGAATTAAATATACCAATTTGGTCGGTTTCGCAAGTAAATCGCGCAGGAGCCAAAGATGATATTATTGAAGGCGATAAAGCCGCGGGATCATACGATAAAATGATGATTACCGACTTATCGCTCTCATTATCAAGAAAGAAAGAAGATAAAGTTAACGGAACCGGAAGGCTCCATATTATGAAAAATAGATATGGAATGGATGGTTTGACTTTTCAAGTAGATGTTAATACATCAAATGGTCACATTGCAATTGGAGACCATTACGATGAAGAAGCAGATACGGTTGCACCTAAAAAACAACAGTCGAATGACTTTGATAATTTAGATATAAAAATGTTAAGTAATAAATTTTTTGAATTAAACGCATGATCACAGAACTAAGACCCCATTACAAACCATTCGAATATCAAACAGCATTCGAATTTTACAAAGATCAACACCGTGCTCATTGGTTAGCAGATGAAGTCCCTTTATCTTCAGACTTGAATGACTGGAAACTTAAATTAAGCGAATCAGAAAAAAGCTTAATCGGTAATATCTTGAAATCGTTTGCTCAAACTGAGACGTATGTAAACGATTATTGGGCAACAAAGGTGGCGGTATGGTTCCCTAAACATGAAATCAAAGCTATGGCGTGTGCATTCGCTGATTTCGAATCGATACATGCTGAGGCTTATGCTCGTTTAAATGAAGAACTTGGATTAGATGATTTTCAAGCATTTATGGAAGATGAGGAAGCAAAAGCTAAAATTGATCGTCTAGTTGAATTACCTGGAAATACATTACGTGAGAAAGCACTTTCACTAGCTATATTTTCTGCGTTTACAGAAGGTGTAAATTTATTCTCTTCATTTGCAGTGTTGATGTCTTTCCAATTACGTAACTTGATGAAAGGTACAGGCCAAATTGTTGAATGGAGCGTACGCGATGAATCATTACACTCAAAAGCTGGATGTTGGTTATTCAGAACATTGATGGAAGAAAATCCCGAATTAGATAACCCAATGATGACAATTGATATTTACGAAGCATGTGAAATTTCAGTTGGATTAGAATTTGACTTTATTGACAAAGCATTTGAAATGGGTGAAATTGAAGGTTTGAACAAAAACCAATTGAAAAATTTCATCAAGGAACGCGCCAACCAAAAATTAATTGAACTAGGTTATAATCCTTTATACAACGACATCGATCCAAATTTATTAAAACAAATGGAATGGTTCGGACATTTAACAAGTGGTAAAACACACCAAGATTTCTTCGCAGGAAGAGTAACAGATTACTCTAAATCAACCGCAGATTGGTCAGACCTATGAAACTAGATAATTTAAAAAAAATAGTTAAAGAGGAACTTCAAAACCATTTTAAGAGTCATCCATATTCTCTTGAAGATGAAATGGTAATAACAAATGAAGTCATGCTTGGAGAACTTCTTAATCCTGACAATTCATATTCATATAGTAAAGAAGGTAATGGGATATGGTCGTATAGAGATATGAACGACATTAAATTTATAGTGAGATTAACCTACCAACCAACATCAAACCCATACCTGGAATTTAAAACAGGATGGACAAACCCAGAAGGTAAAATTCAATATGAACCCTCTATTCCTCCAATTTCCCCAAATTCATCTGCTATTGATTGGGATAAGCGTTCAGATACAGTAGCAAAGATTTATAGAGATGAAATATTACCATTTTTTAAACAACAAACTTTAACAGATATAATGGTTATTAAACCTATATCTTCAAGCAGAATGAAATTTGCTGAACGTTTAGTTAAAAAATTTACCCCCGAAGATTTTACAACGGAATTTAAAGACAAAGAAATAACAATAAACAAATGAGCAAATTAAACGTAGACACAAGTAATTGGGTCAAAGGAAAGAACTTTCCAAATTGGATGGACGAAATTGGTACTTCTATCATATCACAAGGTTACCTTTTACCACATGAAGATGTATTTAAAGCATTCCATAGAGTATCAAAAGCTGCATCTCGTAGACTAAAACGTAAAGATCTCCAACCGTTCTTTTATGAAGCAATGGAAAAAAATTGGTTGTGTCTTGCTTCCCCTGTACTTTCAAATTTAGGTACTGAACGTGGTATGCCTATCTCATGTTTTGGAATTGATACAGACGATTCAATTGAAGGAATTGCATTAGCAAATTCTGAATTGATGCGCTTATCTTCTCAAGGTGGTGGTGTAGGTATTGGTTTATCTCGAATCAGAGGTAGAGGTAAAGAAATATCAGGTAATGGAACATCTGAAGGTGTAGTTCCATGGGCTAAAATTTATGATTCAACCATCTTAGCAACTAATCAAGGTTCAGTTAGACGTGGAGCAGCTTCAGTCAATTTACATATCAATCACCCCGATATTGAAGAATTTTTAATGATTCGTCGACCAAAAGGAGATGTTAACCGCCAATGTCTTAACCTGCACCAATGTGTAGTAATTGATGATGATTTCATGAACAAGTTAGAGGATAAAGAACCACGCGCTTTAAGATTGTGGGGAGAAATCCTTAAAACACGTTTGGAAACAGGTGAACCTTATATCATGTTTGAAGATAATGTGAACAACAACAACCCTCAAGCATATAAAAACAATAATTTGCATGTTTCGATGACAAACATTTGTTCTGAGATTTCACTTTATACAGATCCATTACATTCATTTATTTGTTGTTTATCTTCATTGAATTTGGCACGTTGGGATGAATGGAAAGACTACAAATTCGAAAATGGTATGACTTTACCTGAATTATCATGTTGGTTCCTAGAAGGTGTATTACAAGAATTCATCGACAGAGCTAAAAATGTTAAGTTCATGGAAAACACTTACCGTTCAGCTATTAAAGGTAGAGCAATTGGTATTGGTGTTTTAGGATGGCATACATTCTTACAAGAAAAAGGTATCCCATTTGCAGGTTTGCAGGCAAATTCTTACACTCGAATGATGTCTCAATTCATTGAAGAAGGAGCATTAAAAGCATCTCGTGATCAAGCAATTGAATATGGAGAACCAGAATGGTGTAAAGGTACAGGTTTGAGACACTCACATCACTTAGCAATTGCACCAACAGTATCAAATGCTAATATTTCAGGTGGTGTTTCCCCTTCAATTGAACCAATTCCCGCAAACGTGTTTAACTTAAAAACAGCTAAAGGTACATTTATTAAGAAAAACCCAACATTGGAGCGTTTACTTGAATCTAAAGGATATAATATCGATAGTATTTGGGAACAAATCGCTAAAGATAAAGGTTCGGTAATGGGATTGCCTGATCATATTTTGTCGGATGAGGAAAAGCAAGTGTTCTTGACATTCAAAGAAATCAATCCATATGAAATCGTTCGCCAAAATGGTATCCGTCAAAAACATATTGACCAAGCTATTTCATTGAACTTAACATTCGATCCATCTGATTCACCAAAATATATTAGTGAAGTGCATAAACTAGCATGGAGAGAAGGCATCAAAACCCTATACTATATGCGCTCAGAAAGTATATTAAGAGGAGATAATCTTCAACGTACTGCTGATTGTGTTTCATGTGAGGGATAAGTGGGTCTTTATAAAATGAAATGGGGGGTAAGTTAAATCTTACCCCCTTTTTTTATATGTATAATAAAAAGAAAACTATGTTACCATTAATCGCAGACACAACATCAACATCCACAGATTTTGGAGTATTTGCTCAACTTGCAGACTACGGTCCATTAGGTCTAGCCGTTTTAGCTTTAGGCTATGTGGCTTGGATTTTTATCAAACGCCATTTAGCTGAAAAGGATCGTCTCCAAGCAGAATTAGAAAAGAAAACAACAACCAAACGTAAACCTAGAAAATAATGTCATTCGGACCATTTGAAGTATTAACACAGTATGGAGTTTTAGGATTTGCAGTCCTTGGCTTGGGTTATCTTTGTTGGATATTTCTAAACAGGTTGATGAAAAGTGAAGAAGATCTACGCTCAAGAGTAGAAGAACTAGAAGGTGAGTATCGTGAAGACCTAGAGAAAAAACTAGAAGAAAGCACTGAAAGCTCTAAAAGCTTAAAAGAGACAGTACTAGCATTGTTTGGTAGTAAGAAAAGATAACTATGAAGAAAAAGTTACTCATAGTAGGAGCCTCGTTTATAGCCTTAGTTCTACTTGATATTTTCTCTAGTGGTCATGGACACGTAGTAGTAGTTGAAGATAATATCCATTTAAATGGAGAAAACAAACAACTAACTCAATCAAACCAAAAGCTAACAAGTAGCGTAAAGCAATTAAAAACAGCAAATAAAGAATTAGTAGAAGAAAAAGCAAACCTGGAAGAGATGGTTTCTGAAGTTATAGGTGACTTAGATAGTACAAAATCAGTTGTAAAGCAAATCAAAAAAGAATTGAAAGATGAAAAAACTGTTAATAGTATTAATAATGGTCGCGAATTTGAGTTTCAGCCAATCAAGCTACCCGATTCAGAAGGTAATTGATGGTGATACTTTTGTTATTTTAACTAAGGGTCAAGCTGATACTATTAATTCCATTTTTGAAAGTCAAAAGAAAAAGATTGCTGACGCTAGAATTCAATTAGCCTATAAAGATTCGGTACTTAAAAGAAGAGATTCTTTACTTAGAACTGGTTCTATCTCTGTATGGCAATACAAATCCCTAGAAGAAGAATATATCAACACTTTAATGTTTCTAGATTATGTTGAAAACTGGATCTATGATAGAGCAAAAGAAGGTGCTTGGTTATACTATTCACCAGACAGTATGTGGATAGAAGCAGTAGATTTATCTCCTTATTCTTTAAGAAAAGACGATTTAACCGGAGATTTATTCTTCTTTAGAAGAGAAGACATCACACTCCCCGAAGAAAATAAAAAGAAAAAAGATACTCCCAAACGAGGTTGGGAAAAAGAGGTTATATTAACTAATAGACCAAAAATACAAAAATTATGAGAAATTTCTTTAAACAATTGTTTGACGACAATAACACAATCAACGAAAAAGCAGTAGTTGGTTTCATCGCATTTTCTATGCTAGTAATAGCTTTAGTAGTAGACTTAGCTACCGGAGCCTATGGTAAGCCATTATTAATCAACAAATTCATTTTTGATGGTTTTATGGTAATCGTTTTAGGTTCATTTGGTATTGCATCAGTTGATAAGTGGATTAATAAAAAAGATAAAAAATAATGAGTTTAAAAAGTTTACAAGAAAGAGCAGGAGTAGCCGCAGACGGTGCTTTTGGTCCTGGTACAATGAAAGCAGCAATGGAATTGCTTAAGTTAACTCCAATCCGTGCAGCACATTTCTTTGCACAAACATCACACGAAACAGGTGGTTTTAAAGCATTCAGCGAAAACCTAAACTATTCAGCACAAGGTTTGCAAGGTATCTTTGGAAAATATTTCCCTGGTACATTAGAAGAATCTTATGCTCGCCAACCTGAAAAAATTGCTAACCGTGTCTATGCAGATCGTATGGGTAACGGAAACGAAGCTTCAGGCGATGGTTGGAAATTTAGAGGTCGTGGTGCATTGCAATTAACTGGTAAATCAAATTACGAGGCGTTTGCAAAGTATTTAGGAAACAATGAAGTACTAGAAAATCCTGATTTAGTAGCAACAAAATATTCTTTTGAATCAGCAATGTTCTTCTTTGAAAGAAACAAATTGTGGGCAATCTGTGACAAAGGAATCAATGATGCTGCTATTTTAGAATTAACAAAACGTATTAACGGAGGTACACATGGTTTAGAAGACCGTAAAGCAAAAACATACAAATATTATCAATTCGTTAAATAAATAAAATATGCAATTAAGTGAACATTTATCTTTAGCAGAAGTAACACGTAGTGAAACTGCAAAACGCAAAGGGGTTTCAAACATGCCAACAGAAGCCCATATTGCTAACTTCAAGCTATTGGCCGAAAACGTTTTCGAACCAATCCGTAACCATTTTGGCAAACCAATCCATATTTCTTCAGGTTACCGCTCAGCTGCTTTGAATAAAGCAATTGGTGGTGCTGCTGGTTCACAACACTGTTCAGGTGAAGCAATCGACATCGATATGGATGGACATGCTGGTGGTGTTACCAACAAAATGGTATTTGATTTTATCAAAGAAAACCTAAATTTTGATCAATTAATCTGGGAATTCGGAACAGATACTAACCCAGATTGGGTACACGTGTCTTACGAGTCAACAGGTAAACAAAGAAAACAAATTTTAAAAGCGGTTAAAAAAGGTGGTGCTACATCTTACGTACCATACAAATAATTATTTCTCTAGAAATGATTGGAGCCCCATTTAGGGGCTCTTTTTTTCCTTACGTACTCCCAATATTTATAGTACGACATGCAGAATTTTAAGAAAGATCAACAAATCCCTTTAGTACAAGTTACTGACCCAAGTACGGGTCAAACGTACTATGCACCTCAAAATGTTGTTTATGATGAAAAAAACAACAATGGTTCACAATATTTACGAAATGTTATAGTAGATCAAGCAGTATCTGCATCTTATTTTAGTGGAAGTATTACAAATGCTGTTAGCGCTACTTCTGCTTCATATGCCGCTACTGCATCTTATGTACTTGGAAGTATAGCAAGCGCTTCATTTGCCATTAGTGCATCCTATGCCCAAACAGCTTCCTATGCCCAAAATATAATCATTTCAGGATCTATAACCAATGTAGACTATATAGATTTTAATACTGGCTCAGCCACTCCAGCTTGGAAATCTGGTCGAGTATTTTGGGACAATACAGATGGGGCTTTAGCAGTATATAATGCTGAAGCAGATATTACTTTACAAGTAGGACAGGAAAACTGGACTCGTGTGTCAAATAGAACAGGAGCTACTATATTAAATGGTACTGTTGTTAGGTTGAAAGGAGCACATGGAGATGTACCTGAAGTAGAACTTGCCCAATCTGTTCAGATATCTGGAAGTGTAAATATACAAAACCAAATTTTAGGTGTTGCAACACACGATATTGAAGATAATTCTAAAGGATATATTACCACACAAGGTTTAGTACGAGGATTAAATACTAATGCTTTTAGCGATGGTGATACTTTATTTGTAGGAACTGGTTCTGCTGGTAGTTTGCAAAATACACCCCCACGTGCACCTTTTGAAATTATTCCTGTTGGTGTTTGTGTAAAAGCAAGTCCTGGAACAAGTGGAATTATTTATGTTGCTGTTCAAGAACCAATTGACTTTAGTGATTTAAGTTCTGTCTTAGCTGGCACATATAGCTATGGAGATTTATGGACATATGTAAGATCAGGATCAGTAGGAGTATGGACCCATACAAACCAACTTTCAGGCTCATATGCTATAACAGGTAGTTTACGAGCAACTTCATTTACAGGTTCATTTAGTGGTTCATTTACAGGTTCACTTTTAGGAACCTCTTCATTTGCAAGAACTTCATCATTTATTAATCCATTAACCCAAAGTGTAGCAATTACAGGTAGTTTAACTGTTACTGGTAATAATACAACAACAGGCATAACAACTTTAGGTAATGGAACATTTACAAAAGCTGGGTTTAATGTTGGGGATGTTCTCATAGATAATAATAGTACAGATACCCCAGGTGTCTTGTTTTATTATGCAAATAATTCAAACTATGGTATTGATAGTTGGAACGGATCATTTGATGTCCTAAGTGGCCAACAAATTCGCATCACAAATAAATTGAATGAAACTGGTGGTGCGGTAAAGATGGCTATGGATACCACAGGTAATGTAGTATTTACCGGATTTGTAAAAGCAAATGCATGGAGAGCAGGTCAAGTAATTAATGACATTATATTAAGTAATACTGAGGTAACTATTAGTGCAACAACTATTGCAACTAGTACCACCGATACAGATTTTTTAACCTATAACTACACCCCATTAAGTTCTACAAGTTATTTAGTTATACATTATCATTTAGCTTCCTATGATTATACTGGAGGAACAGGTAATGATTCATATTTTTCTAGGATAAAAGTTGAGTCATCCGAAATTACATATGCATATCAAAGTACAGTAAACGGTTTCCGTACAGGTGTATTATTTCCATTAATGGGTAGATACACTAATTCTAGTACATCTGCTAAAAGAATAGCTGTAGCAGCACGACGAGATTCTGCTGATGATAGTATAACAATTGTAAATTCATCTACTTCAATGTGGTTAAGAATTACTGAAATAGCAAGGTAAAAATACTTGGCTCCCTAAGGGAGCCTTTGTACATTTAGCGAAAATAAAGGTTATGCACGAGTTCATCAAAGAAAGTAGTATTCGCCACAGCAAAGAAATGGTTTTGAGCCATATCAAAAAGCTCCAACCACTCAACTACAACAAGTTTATGTGGTGGAGAACCCACACAGACAAAGTTGTTCCATTAGGCAAACGTGCTTTGCTCAAGGACCGTATTCTAAACGGTGATTTCAACCCATCTTCATATTTTTGGCAAGCACAACTTGCGCTTTACACCGCAAAAGACAAGCTTGACTTGTCCAAACACGATACTCGCTATCAACTTGAGTTGATCGCAGTTGACATTCAACGTTACAAAAAGTTGATGGAAGACTTTGAGAAAGAAGAAACAAATCGCATGCTTGCCCTATATGAGGCATTTACCTCTGAATACAAAATTTCTAGAGAAGAACTAGAGGAAAAATTCCTCAAATTCAACGGTACTATTTTAGAGTTCTATAACTATGCAGAAGAATTCCTCTATAAACTCCCAGCAAGTGTTCGAAAAGATAACCGTGGACGCCCTAAAAAAGTACTTAATCAACCTCTTCCAAGAGTTTTACAAGTAAAACGTGGAAGACCTAAAAAGAATAATTAATATGTGGTACAAATTTAACAGATGGTTTGAATTGAACCTAGGTTGGTTCTTTATCAACAATAGAAAACAAGCCGCTTGGGCAAAATACTTAAAGAAAAAATATGGAAACAAAACAAAATAACGAGGGGGACTATCCCAAACCAGGAGAAACATGGCAACACTACAAAGGGGGCCTTTATGAAATCGTAGCAATGTGTAATCATACAGATACAAATGAAGCACTTGTAATATACAAATCACTTTCATTTGGAGGATTTCATGCTCGTCCGTATAGTGAATGGCACGATAAATTATGGATGGAAAATTATCAAGTAAACCGTTTTAGAAAATTATAGTTATGAAAATTAGATTTTATTTACACAACACCCTAGAAGGTGATTTTACTCAAATGGCTATTTTGCCTGCACTGTACGTAACACATAACAAAATTACTAAAAACATCAGATTGCTTTGTTTAAGCGCTAATGTGTTGTTTTGGGATTTTGGTTTCACTGTAGAATGGTTAAAATGAACAATATAGAACTTTCCTTTACTGACTATTAAAAAAGTTAGCCCTTTTATATATTTATAATAAAATATATGATAGGAATATATAAAATTACAAATCCAAAAGGCAAAGTTTATATTGGACAGAGTATCAATATTGAACGAAGATTCAAAGAATATAAAAGACTCGCTAAACGTTCAGCTGGAAGGAAAATTTTAAATTCATTAAAAGGGCATGGTGTAGAAAACCATACGTTTGAAGTCATTGAAGAATGCTTAAAAGAACAATTACATGAAAGAGAATACCATTGGAAAAAACATTACACCTCAGTAGAGAATGGTTTAAATTGTGATTATTTTGACAATAGTGGAGGGCCTAGAAGTGAAGAAACAAAACAAAAAATTTCTGAAGGAGCCAAAGGCAAAAAACGCTCTGAAGAAACAAAACAAAAACTTAGAAAACCCAAAACAGAACAGCATAAACAAAATATAAGTAAAGCAAAACAAAATATCTCTGAAGAAACTAAACGTAAAATATCTGAAGGGAAAAAAGGGAAAACACCTAATAGAGATTATAAAATGTGGGCTAAACAACAACAAAAACCCATTTTACAATATGATTTAGAAGGTAATTTTATTAGAGAATGGGAAGGTACAAAAGTAGCAGCTGTATATCTTGGATGTGACCCAACTACCATAACAGCTAATTTAAGAGGAATAACAAAAAAAGGATACGGTTATATATGGAAAAGAAAAACAATTTAGATCCCCAATACAATAGATTATTAGAGGATATTTTAGAAAACGGAACCAAAAAACAAACTCGAAATGGAGAAACCCTTTCAGTATTTGGAAGACAGATTCGACATGATATGTCAGATGGTTTCCCACTTTTAACATGTAAAAAAATGCCATTTAAAACAATCGTAACTGAATTGTTATGGTTTTTACGTGGTGATACAAACATCAAATATTTGGTTGACAACAATTGTCATATCTGGGATGGAGACGCTTTCAAAAACTTTATGGAGAATAGTGAAGGTGACCCTGATTTAATTTGGAATCAGGAACAGTTCATCGAGATGATTAAAACAGATGATGAGTTTGCTAAGAAGTGGGGTGAGTTAGGACCAATTTATGGTAGACAATGGAGGAATTGGAAAGCATATCGTTCTTTTAGAATAGAAGAAGGTGGTGGAGATTATTCAATTGAATATAGAACATCGGCTATAGACCAAATTATAAACCTAGTCAATGACCTTAAAACAAATCCAGACTCAAGACGATTAATGGTTAATGCTTGGAATGTTGGTGAACTAGACCAAATGGTATTACCTCCTTGCCACTTTTCATTTCAAGTTTATACGCGAGAGTTGAGTTTAGATGAAAGGTTAGATTTGATGAGAAAAAGAACTAGAGATGGAACTGTTGATTATGACAACAGACATCATGGGTTTTTAGATTTTCACAACATTCCAAAACGAGCAATCTCCCTTATGTGGAATCAACGTTCAGTAGATACATTCTTAGGTTTACCATTCAACATTGCTTCTTATGCTTTGTTACTTAAAATTATTGCCAAAGAAGTAAATATGGTTCCTGACCAATTGATTGGAAACTTAGGTGATGTACACCTATACTCAAACCATATTGAACAAGCAAAAGAGCAATTAACACGACAACCATTTCAATTACCTGAACTTTGGTGTTTAGATGAATATCATTACTTAACAGATGAAGAATTGGTTGGTCCAATTCCATTTAATGAGAAAATAGAAGAATTTAGACCCGACTTTTTTACAATGCACAATTACGAAGCACACCCACATATTAAAGCCCCTTTAAGTAACTAATGGAACTACTAAACACACACCCAATTAAAAAATCCGACCTTGGTTTCCACGGTAACCTATTTGGAGGTAAACTATTAAGTTGGATAGACGCTTCAGCTGCAGGATATTCAATGCAACTTTGTGATACTCCAAGAATGGTAACAGTATCAATTGACCAGTGCAACTTTGAAAAACCAGCTAAAGAATCTCAATTATTGAAAATTTATGGACGTCCACTTAGAGTTGGAAACAGTTCAATGACTCTTTATATGGAGGCAAGAGCACATAACGTTTACACTGGAAAACAAGACTTGATATTGAAAACAAACATTACATTTGTTCAAATTGATGAAGGTGGAAATGCTATCCCTTTAGGTGAGAAAGCCAAAACACGAATTTCAGATATTCTAAAAAAAGGCTTGGAACCTGTAAAATAATTTAGTATATTTAAGGTATAAAAATAAGAGTTATGACATTTAGAAAAAAAACAAAAACCCGTTTCAAGTCATTTTTAAGACGTATGGGTTTGCTTTGTAAAAAGCCAATTGAACCTTCAAAACGTATCCGCATTTCCAAAACACTTTGGCCCGACGGTACAGTTACTGATCATGAACGACTAGACAAACAACCATTGTTTGAAGGTAATACATTTGAAACCGAATTGCATTTGTGGAAAGAAATCCATCAAACCCCTAAGAAAAACAAGAAAAAATCAACCCCTAAAAAATAAAAGTTATGAAAATCGAACGCGAAAAAGTTATGAATTTATTGAAACCGGCTATGAATGTTGTTATTGTAGCAGCTGTTGGAACTCTTATGTTCCGTTTAGGAATGGCCTATCAAAAACATGAAGTAAAGGAAAAAGTCCAAGTAGAAAACCCATATGCACATGCTTATTCACCTGAGGAAATTTCAATTGCAGTCAATGAATCAAACGAATTGATCATGATTGAACGTGCAACTGGAGAATACATTGTATATTCAGATCAAATTGGCCAAACAATCTTTGGAATGTATGCCAACCGTATTCACCAAGAAGCAACGAATGCTGGTAAATAGTATTAAAATCGGTATTGTGGCGGGAGCAGTAATTGCTACCGCCCTTACTGTTACTTAACCGGAAGTGCAAACAACTCAAGAAGTGCGCATTCCAAACAGTATCGATCAAGGTTCACCACCATCGTTACAAATGTACAAGTACATTAAAGCATACGCTGATACATTTGATATTCCCGTGCAATATGCATTTGGAATAGCATATGCTGAAACAAGATATGGTGGGCCTTTCCATTGGAAATACAATCATGCTCAAACATCTTGTACAGGTGCTGAAGGCCCAATGCAAATTTTGCTTTCAACTGCACGTTACTTAAACAAAGATGGTGTTTCCCGCGAACGCTTACGCACAGATATCAAATATAACGTGAAAACCTCAATGTATTACTTGAGACGTTTATACAATCGCTACAGAAATTGGGCAATTGTATTTGGATGTTATAATACAGGTTATCCTAGAGTAAACGATTATGCAAGAAGAGTTGTAAACCATAAATTGAATTGGAGATGAAAACAGTAGTTTGTATAAATGATAGTAGACTACCTGAAGGTGCTCAAGTAGTTAAAGGTAGAGAATATACAGTAACAGATGAGTTTGTGAACAATTACGATCAACGAGTTTTTATCATTGAAGGTATCTCAAATGAAGGTACTACTAAAATGGGATTACGTTGGATTGGATATGATGCAAACAGATTTGCAGATTTAGATACAATAAAAGAAGAAATTTACGAACACGCATACGCAGAAACATGAAAAAAATAGCTATTAGTCACGAGGTACCATTTTGCCTCTTAGAAAAAAGTCGGGAATTCAATTCATATGATTATATGCTTCCCCACTTGATGGATGAAAATGAAGAATATCGCAATTTCTTCTATGAATCCAAAAAAATGGGCCGATATATTGTAATGGATAATTCACTCCATGAATTAGGTGAAGCATACAATACAGCACGTTTATTGCTTTGGATTGATGAAATCAAACCAGATGAATTCATTGTACCAGATGTCTGGGAAGATTATGCTGCTTCAATTCGAAACGCAAAACAATGGGCTAAAGTAGAACTACCTGAAGGAGTAACTAAAGTAGCAGTAGTACAAGCAAAATCAATGTATGAAGCTGGATTGTGTGTGCAAGCATATCGTGATTTTGGATATAAGAAAATAGCATTTTCATATGGTGCAGAATATTATCATTCAGAAATGTGCCCACACCCAAATAAAGATTTAGGTAAAGCAATTGGTCGTTATATGGTTTTATCAAATTTCCAAAACAATAAAACACTTTTACCAAACGATCGAGTCCATTTGCTCGGAACTGCATCTCCAATTGAATTTGGAATGTATAAAAATATGCCATTTATCGAATCAATTGATACTTCAAACCCAATTATGGCTGCAATTGGTGAAATGCCTTATACAAAAATGGGATTACATAAAAAACCATCTGCGAACATGAACAAATACCAAGATGTAAGTATTGATTTTATCAATGAAGATCTTATTGATTGGAATGTTACTATGTTTCGTGAAATAAATGGACTCTAATTTGGAGTCCATATTTTCTTTTAGTATATTTATACAAATAATAAGTTATGGACAATTTAGGAATGGGCGTTATGCTCGGTATTTTAGGAGGGAATGAAGAAACAGTAACTTCAATTAAGTCCTCATTAAATAAAACTATTGAAAAAGTAGAATTGGATGGAGACGATTTAGTAATCTCTTTTACTGATGATACTACATTAGTGATTTGGGATGGAGGTCAATCATGTTGCGAAAGCCGTTACATGACAACCGATGATGATCTTTCAGATTTTAGTGGTGCTACATTATTTGATATGGAACTCAAATCATCTGAATATAAAGATGATAATTGGAGTGTACATGAAACTCAATTTTTAGATGTAAAAACTTCTGAAGGAGTATTTACAATGGTAAACCATAATGAACACAACGGTTATTATGGAGGTTTTTGGATACAAGCAAAATTAAAATAAAGTTATGGAATATTTAAGTTTATATGATTACCTAGGCAAACCAGCAGGTAAAGAACTAGGTGGACAGGTTGCTCAAGCAGCTTACAACGGTGGTATTAAACCACAAGAACGTCAAATTTCAAATCCAAAATACACAGGTATAGTACATTTGTACCCTAAGGATTTCTTGGATTTCTATTTTAGAGAACCAACAGAAGAGGTTTTACCTGAAGGACATGATTGGACCGGAAATCTTGAAGATGATGAACTCCCTTTCTAAAGAAGAATTTGAAAAATATCGTGAGACTTGGAAGTCTGAATGGTATGATCATTGGAGACTCTTGGATATTGACTTTGAAACTTATATGTTAATGAAAGGGTTAACAAAACAAGAATTTAAAAATTTAAATTTAACAAATGAGTTGGGTTAGTATTAATGTAGATTTAGATGATATCTATGATGAAATGGATAGATATGATAAACAAAAAATGGCTGAATGGTTATTAGATGACGGTATTTTAGATGATCATCCAAATCATGAAATAAGAAAAGTCATTAGAGGCAATAATGAATCCCCAGGTGAAGAACAATATCGAAATGATTTAACTAAAATTTGGAATGGTTTTTATCAACTATCCAATGAAGATATTGAAATTATTAAAAATATAGCAAATAAATTGTGACTTTAACTGGAGGATATAATATGTATAACCAACAGATAAATACATAACCATGCCTTTAAAAGAATATATGAAAGAATATAGGAGAAAAAAAAATCCTAAAATTCTAGAAAAAGAAGAACTTGCTCGACAAGAAAAAAAACGTTGCACAAAATGCTCTGCTATTAAACCATTTAATTCATTTAGCCCCCAAAAAGCAGGATACATGGGTTTAAAAGCCCAATGTAGAGAATGCGACACCGAATACGATAAACAATTCCAATCCAAAACCAATGCTAGAGCTGAACGAGATAAAACAGATAAAGCTAAACAATATAGAAAAAAATATGTAGCTGAAAATTTAGATTGGTGGAGAAAATACGAAAGAGAATATAGATACAATCGTAGAAGAGAAGATATGTTTTTTAAAATCAAGGGAAATATGTCTGGAAGGTTATCTGATTTAATCAATAAAAGAAATTTATCCACTAATACTCTTGAACTTATAGGATGTGATAGGGAAACTTTCATATCCCACATTGAAAAACAATTTACTGAAGGAATGACCTGGGAAAATTATGGTTTGAAAGGATGGCATGTGGACCACATTATTCCATTATCTTCATTTGATTTAACTATAGAAGATGAAGTAAAAAAAGCTTGCCATTACACAAATCTCCAACCACTTTGGTGGCAAGATAATTTGGAAAAGGGCAATAAAGTTAGTATATTATAATAAAAGGTTTGAAGTTCCATAACCTACAAATACCGGAACAAAGTTTTAAAATTATAAAAAATATGAACAAACAAAAAGATCATGTAGTTGTATCCCTAAGTGGAGGCCTAGATTCAAGTACCCTTTTACTCAGATGCCTTTCAGAGTACAAAAGTGTTACTGCCATAAGTTTTGATTATGGGCAAAAACATAGAGTTGAACTTGAACGTGCTCAATCATTGGTAGATTATTTAAATGGTTGTTCTCAAAAAGCAGAACAAGATCAATTAGGTACAATTACAGTAACAGGAGAAAATTTTTCCCCTATCAATTACCGTCAAATCCAATTAAATGGACTAGTTGATCTATTAGACTCAGCTTTAGTAACAGGTGGAGATGATGTACCTGAAGGACACTATGCTGAAGAAAATATGAAAGCAACAGTTGTTCCAAACCGAAACAAAATATTTGCTTCAATTGTACAAGCAGTTGCACTCTCAGTAGCAAATAAAACAGGTGAACAATGTGATATTGCAATGGGTATTCATGCAGGTGACCATGCAATTTATCCAGATTGCAGACAAGAATTTAGAGATGCAGACGACCATGCATTTAGAATGGGTAACTGGGATGCAGAGCGAGTAGGTTATTTTACACCATATCTTGAAGGGGATAAATTCACAATTTTACAAGATGGAGAAGTATTATGTGGTGAATTAGGTTTAAACTTTAACGAAGTATATTCCCGCACAAACACCTCATATAAACCACTTTACCATGAAATCGCTTATGAAAACGAAGACGAAATCGTTGAGGTAAAAGGATGGTTCTCTGATTACAAATCAGCAAGTTCTGTAGAGCGAGTAGAGGCATTCATTAAACTAGGACGCCCTGACCCCGTACTTTATGCTGATGAATTTGGACCAGTAAGTTGGAATTATGTAGTGGCAGAAGTAAGCAAAGTATTAGCTAGCCATGCAGGATAAAAGCATCATAAACTGGGAACTACATCAAAAAGTTATGGCAAAGAAAAAAACAATTAAAGTTTGTACCGGGGTAGGATTGAATATGTTCTTCCCCGAGTACGTAACTATCGAATTATCAGATACAGATACTGAAATTAAAAAACCTAAAACATCAAAGAAAAATGGGTAGATATATTAGCACCAAACTATTTGAAAATTATTCAGTAGCACTTAGACAATGGAGAGCATCTCACTCACACTGTGAATTGCTACATGGTTATGCTTTGAAATTTAAAGTATGGTTTGCATCACACGAACCAATGGAAGAAAACCAATTAGATGACATGAACTGGATCGTTGATTACGGAGGGTTCAAAGATGCACCTAAAGGAAATGGTTTGAAATCTTGGATGAACTATATGTGGGACCATACCTTGTTGATCGAGAAGGACGATCCATACTTAGACTTTTTCGAATCGGCAGCGATGGAAGGTTTATGTGCACTTCGAGTAATGGACAAAATGGGCGCAGAATCATGTGCTAAATTGGTATTTGATAAGTTTAATGAAGTTTTAGCCAAAACAGATGCCGGAAGATGCAAAGTGATCAAAGTAGAGTGTTTTGAGAACGACAATAATTCTAGTATTTATGAAGGATAATATAGAGTTAGAAGATTTACAAAATAAAATTGTTAATCAAATAATTGAAGATACTGACAAAAAATTACAAGAGTTTTTTACTCCATACTTTCGTCAAGCAGGTATTAAAGGAGAAATAACCAAAGGTAAAATAAACTGGAGAGGAATTAAAATGAGAGTAAAACATGAATTTGGAAAATCTTCATATCAATTAAACCAAAGAGGTATTGATATATCCCCAGTATTTGAAATAGTTTACAATAAAGTTTTTAAATATGAACAATAGCTATTATACAACAACCACCACTTTTGGTGACATTAAATTCACTTACACAATAACAAAATGAAACAAATACTTTATTTCTCTGCACCGTGGTGTATGCCATGTAGAAACTTCAAACCAATTATGGAGCGAGTAGGACAGGATGTTCCTGTACAGTTTGTAAATGTAGACGAAAGTCCTCAACTAGCAGCTCAATACAATATTCGAAGCGTACCTACATTGGTATATTTAAAAGATGGACAAGAAGCAGACAAGTCAATCGGAGTTTTAACTGAAGCACAAGTAAAAGAAAAATGGAATCTACTCTAGGAAGAATTGAAGACTATAACAAAGTTTTACCAATTGTAGAATTGTATCGTTGCGTTCAAAGCGAGGGATCTCGTTTTGGACGTCCAACGATTGCAGTTCGTACAACAGGTTGTACTCACCGTTGCTATTTTGGTGAGGGTGGTTGGTGCGACAGCTGGTATACGAGCATCCACCCAGAAAAAGGTACGTTTACCTTTAATGACATCATCAAAATTTATGATGAAAATCCACACATCAAAGAAATGATGTTAACTGGAGGTTCACCTACAATGCATCCTAAATTAGTTAACGAATTAACGCATTTTGCAAATGAAAGAGATATTCTCATTACTATTGAAACCGAAGGTTCTCATTTCCTCGCTACTGACTATCCTATTGATCTTATTTCACTCAGTCCTAAGTTTGGTAATAGTGTTCCCGTTGTGGGAACTCAAACGCCTCAAGGAGCGATTGTGGACCAAAAAATGATCGACCAACACAACAAGTTTCGTTTAAAAATAGATACAATTAAACAAACTTTAGAATACCACATTGACTACCATTACAAACCAGTTTGGGATGGTACAGAAGAAAATTTACGTGATATTGAATCATTCCGATTGATATTAGGTATTCCAAAACACAAAACATTTATCATGCCAGCAGGCGATACACGTGAAGAACTCATTAAAATGTATCCAATCGTGTTTGAAATGTGTGCTGAAAAAGGTTATAATATGACAGGGCGTGACCACATTATAGCTTATGACACACGCCGCGAAGTTTAATTACAATACAAAACGAGGAGTATGATTTTATTTACATCTGAACAAATCCAAGATAAAGTAGCTGAAATGGCTCATGCTATTGATTTCAAACATACTGTAAACGATGATGTTGTAATGATTTGTGTGTTGAATGGTGGTTTTATGTTTTTTAGTGATTTAGTAAAAAATATGTCAACCGATGTTGAAATCGATTTCATCCGAGCTAAATCATATAATGGTCAAGATCAAGGTGTAGTTCACATTTCAAAAGATATTGAAACAAATATTGAAGGAAAACACGTATATGTAGTAGATGATTTCTATGACACTGGAAGTACTTTAGATAGGATTTTAGAGCATTTATCTACTCAAAACCCAAAATCACTTCAAATGGTTACTTTATTAACCAGAGATGTTTCCCCAATTCCTGATTACCCATATACAACAGGTTTTATGATTAAAGATGAGTGGGTAGTAGGTTACGGAATGGATAATAATTCAAAAGAGCGTAATTTAGATTACATTTACGCACTTTAACTTGGATACCTTAAGGGTTATCCGTACATTTATATAAAATAATAAGTTATATGTCAGAAAACAAACGTAGAAAAAACCACACTGATTTAGAGTGTGTTAAAACAGGTTTCGCGAATGGAGTTGCGCCTGGGTTCCCCC